AAATATAATGGTGAATTTAATCAAGAATCTATGACAATGTATAACAAAGCCCATATGAACGATATGTCACCAGCCGCGGGTTCAATAGGAGCAACTTGGTAATGATAAAATTAAAAGACTTATTAAACGAAGCTCCAGCAAAGTTTCAATCAGTTCATCTTAAATCAACATTTGATTCTACATTTGGTGGTTTTTATGCAAGCCATGTCCCACTAACCACTAAATTTATGCAAGGTGTATTGGGTAAAGAAAGAGTAAGTGTATTTCATATTGGTTCAGCAGACTTAGCAAAAGATGTAGAAAATATTGGAAGAATCGTTGGTAAGAAAAGTGCACTATCTACATTTACCAAAGTAGATAAAGGTGAGAAACTTGCAAAAGGACGAGGAATACAAACCAAAGGTGGTATTATTTATCAATTAGAAGGAAGTTTATTAGTAGCGAGCACAAGAGATATGCAAACACACCCAGACAAAACAGGTCGTAGATGGGTTTCACCAGTTTATTTAGCAGGTAAAGTTGCTGGTGGTAAAATGTATGATGAATTAAAAAAAGGTATTAAAAAAAATAAAATAGATAGAAATGTTTGGGATAAACTACAATGGAAGATTGAAGATAAAGTAAAAGAAGAAACAGGTTATGGTGATACCCACTATGATTATGACGCATACCAAGCAGAAATTAAAAAACAATTAGGCCCACACAAAAGAAAATGGATTAAAAAATATATTGATATGTGTTATAAAATAATGAGGAAGTATAAACCACAAATCAAAAGACACATATTAAGACAAAAAGACAAACCATCAGAATTTGGGTGGAATGAAATCATTGTAAATCAAATTAAAGTTAAAGATATATTTTTATTAGATAGAGAAAATTATCCAAAGACAAGAAAAGCAGCTGAAAAACTTGCAACAGGTAAGCTTACAATAGGTTCACCAGCACAATTTAGAAAATGGTTTAAAGAACGAGGTGGTGTGATTAATGATAGTTCGTGGAGAGATTAATGAATAATTTAATTAATAAAATATTAGTAGAATGGTCATATAGATTAGATGACGGAATAATTGATTTAGAAAATTATAAACATCTTTCTATATTAAGAGAAGTTTTAAGTGATATGGAATTATCATCAGAAGTTATTATAGAAGTTATGAGTAATATAACCGAAGAGAATAAACCAGGTGATGTTTGGCAAACTAAAAGTGGGAATTGGGGTGCAAAAAATGCGGAAGGTGATACTCAATACTTTGGTAAAGAAAAAGATAAGGCTGAAAAATATGCTAAAGGTGGAAAGAAAGAAACAGGAACTGTATTTAAAAAACCTAAAAAGAAAAAACTCACTAAAAAAGAAGAAGAACAATTAAGAATAGACAATCTAAAAATTGATGAAAAATTAAGTCAAGCCAATTCATCAGAAGAAACAATGAAAGTAATCAATGATATAGTAAATGATGAACACGACCGTGTTTATAAAGGAATTTATGGGCCAGGTGGAGGAGCCGCAACCTATGGTGAAACTAACTATTCACAAGCTACCAATGAATTTATTGGTGGTAAAGTATCTAAATTTGGGGAAGAACCATTAAAACCAAAACCAAAGCCTGAACATATAGAAAGATTTAATCGTGATACAAAAAACGCAAAGAAAAAACGAATAGCATACGCAAAAGAACTCGGTATAGACCCGTATGATGACAATGACCCGAAACAAAAAGAAATGGTTGTCAATGAATTAGCTCGTAGAGAAACTTGGGTTGATGAAAAAATGGAAGAACACAAAGATACCAAAGTTCAAAAAGATAAGTTCAATACTAAAGAAAAAATTGAATCACAAAGAGAGTGGTTAAGAACTGGATTTGATGGTGGTCGTGCAACATCCGAAGATTTATATAACGACCCTGATTACGGTGGAGTAACTGAACCACCAGCACCAGTATCAATGCTTATGACAAAAGCAAATCAAGAATTGGTTAAGAAAGCATTAGAACGAGAATTGAAAGCTTGTGAAGATTTAGAAAATGAATCAGATAGAGATGATTGTGTTGAACACTATGAAGACCAGTTAAAAAACTTTGAAAAAGGAATGTCAGACCACGATACAGGAGCAGTATATTTTGACAAAGACGGAAGATTAAGATTTCTAAACACTTCAAACAAAAAAAGTAAATCTATGAAAGACCCACAATGGAATTCAACTGCGGAAGCAAGAATACCTAAAATTCAAGAAGCCGTGAGTGAGATGGAAGCTACAGGAGATTATCCAGGTATGGATGGAAAGGAAGTAGTAGATATCGTTAATAAAGGTCAAGAAGAGGCCACACAAATATCGGTTGAAGCAAATGAAAGTTTAATGATTAACAAAGGAGCAAACATAGAAACCACACAAGGAGATAGTTCTGGAAATGGTGCAGACTCTGGTGGAATGTCTATAGTTGCAAAAAGATTACCTGGAACTAAAAAATGGCAAAATGAAGATAGTTATTTTGAAAAAGCTAAAAAGCACAAAAAAACACAAGCTAAATTAGAAGAACTTTATCCTGATACTCGCGACGAGGATAAATGGTCTGATGAACAAGTTTTAATAGCTATCCAAGAAGTTAATAAAAGCGGAAAGGGAGCTTATACAGTACACGGAAAATTCCTTAATAAAATTGGACAGATGTATAATGAAGTAAATGATAGATTTAAGGAATTAAAAGAACAAGGATTATCAGATGAAGAAGCATACAAACAAATGTCCGAAGAAAGTAAAGGTGTTTATACTGCAGAAGAGTTAAAACAAATTAGAGAGAGTAAAAACTTACAAGAAGCAGGTAAATTAAATACTAATTATAAAACTGCTATGGAACGAGCACACAATAAAGTTGTTAGCACATCAATAGAAGCAGATGAAAAGTATTGGGAAAAAGAAGGGCCTGCACCGATTAACGATATTACGGGTGAACCAGAAAACGGCCCGCATGTTAGAGCTTATGTAAAATCTTATATGGAAGGAATGCATTGGGATACATATATAGATAATTTAGACGGAAAGAAAAATATTCAAATAGGTGGTTACAATGTTAAACCCGCTGATTTTAGAAGTTGTTTAGCTAAACTTTCAGGTTATCCAGAAGAAACAAATCCACCTAATAAAGAGTGGAGAAAAGGTTTACAGCGACATTTAGAGAAGAATCTTAAAATTGACGCTGATACAAACGCAGTTAATATTCGAGGTAAAGACGGAGAAAAAACTAATTCTATCGGGGAAGATACTTGGAGAAGTGCAGGTGATGCTAAAAAAATAGCAGGTGGTTTAGGTGATGACTTGATTAATTGTATAAAAGATTCCGCAAGTGCAAGAAAAGCTCAACAAAGGAAACAAAGTTAATGAAAACTCAATTATTATGCACCTTTACAACACATAGTAAGTTAAACCTTATTATAGATAGTATTATAGATTCTTATACAATTTTATTTGACAAAATTTATGTATTTCAAAATGAAGACGATGCAGGACAACTAATCTGCACTTATAATATAGAAATGGTTGAGGATTATTATGACGGAGATGAAGCAATATCAGGAACTATCTCTTTACATAGAAAAAAACAATCAAATACACTTTATACAATTAACGCATTAAACGAAACAATTAGAAGTTTGAACAACGGAGTATTAGACAAGTCATTTGCAATCCCGTGGGAAAACTATCAAAATAATTTATTATTGACAAATGAATCGGGTTTGAATATTATCCCTACAAAAATATTCAAAATAATAAATGTTAAAGAATGGTAAAATAGCTTGGTATTTTAAAAAAGTTCTTTATATTTATTACTGAATAACAATTAACAATTAAACAATTAGGAGAAAAAAATGGATATTAACGCAATTAAAAAAAGGTTAAACCAGTTACAATCAACCAATACAAGAACTTCAAATCTTTGGAAACCGCAACCAGGAAAACAACAAGTTAGAATAGTTCCTTACAAATTCAATCCAGATACACCATTTATAGAGTTATTTTTTCACTATAATTTAGGTGGTAAGAACTATCTTTCACCAATCAGTTTCGGTAGACCAGACCCGATTGAAGAATTTTCACAAAGACTAAAAACAACAGGAAGTAAAGACGATTTTACTTTGGGTAGAAAACTTGAAGCAAAAATGAGAACTTTTGCACCTGTTATTGTTCGTGGTGAAGAATCTGAAGGAGTTAAGTTTTGGGGATTTGGAAAGACAGTTTATCAAGAACTTCTTTCAATCATTGCTGACCCTGATTATGGTGATATTTCCGACCCAAAAAGTGGCCGTGATATTACATTAGAGTTTAAAACTGCTGAAGAAACAGGAGCATCGTTTCCTTCAACTTCAATTAGAGTTAAACCAAATCAGACACCATTGACAGAAGACACCAAAGTGTTAGAAAGAGTTAAAGAAACTCAAAAAGAAATTACTGAAATTTACAGTGAATTATCTTATGAGGAACTAACAGATGTATTGAACGAATGGTTAAATCCTGATGAAGAATCAACAGAAACTTCATCTGAAACAAAGGAAGAAAAACCAGTAAATGAGTTTGAACAAAAATTAGCAGAAGATAAAGCTAAAAAAGAATCAGCCTCAAAAGTTCAAGAAGCAAGTTCACAATTTGACGATTTGTTTAATAACTAAGGAGTAAAAAAATGGCAACGAAAAAGTCAGTAACAGACGACTTGGCTAATGCAATAGCCGATAATCTGAATAGTAAATTCAAAGATAATAAAGTAGCATATTTCTTAGATGGAAGTGATATAACACCAACAGACATTAAGGACTTTGTATCAACAGGTTCTTCAATGTTAGATTTAGCAATATCAAACAGAACTAATGGTGGTATTGCAGTTGGTAGAATTACAGAAATCAATGGATTAGAATCAAGTGGTAAATCACTACTTGCATCTCACATATTAGCAGAAACACAGAAACAAGGTGGTATCGCAGTTTATATTGATACAGAAACTTCAGTAAGTGTTGACTTTTTAGGTGCTATTGGTGTTGATGTTAGTAAATTACTTTATTTACACTTTGAAACCGTAGAGGATATATTTGAAGCTATTGAGGATATTGTCACAAAAGTTCGTGAATCAAACAAAGATAAGTTAGTAACTATCTTGGTAGATTCATTAGCGGCTACTTCAACAAAGATTGAAATAGAAGCAGACTTTGATAAAGATGGATATGCAACTTCAAAAGCAATTATCATCTCTAAAGCACTTCGTAAAATCACACAATTAATTGGTCGTCAAAAAGTAGCACTTGTCTTTACAAATCAGTTAAGACAAAAATTAGGTGTTATGTTTGGGGACCCGTGGACTACAAGTGGTGGTAAAGCACTACCATTTCACGCATCAACAAGAATTCGTTTGAAAAATCTTGGTCAAATCAAGGATAGTAAAAAGAATACTATTGGTATGAAATGTAGAGCTCAAATCATAAAGAATAGATTAGGCCCACCATTAAGACACGCAGACTATGATATGTATTTTGATTCAGGAATAGACAATTATGGTGGTTGGTTAGGTGTAATGAAAGAACACAAGTTGGTAAAATCAGCTGGTTCTTGGTATACTTTAACTTATCGTAAAAAAGACTATAAATTCCAATCAAAAGACTTCAAGGAATTAATGGAAACTAACGATGGACTTCGTAACCATTTATATGAAAAGATATGTGAAAAAGCAATCTTGGAATATAAAACTGGTAATGTTGGAATAGATGATGTTCAATTTACGAAGGAAGTCATTGGAGATGAATAAAGAAAAGTATTTATCAATTCTTAATGAAATTAAAGAACAAGGCGGCTCGGAAAATAGGACTAATAATCCTGATGAAAATGTATTGATAATAGATGGCCTAAACACTTTTATTAGAGTGTTTAGTGTTATACCAACTACTAATGATGATGGGACACACATTGGTGGAATAGTTGGTTTTCTGAAATCAATAGGTTACACAATCAATATGTTTAGACCTACCCGATGCATCATAGTATTTGATGGTAAGGGTGGGTCAAGTCGCCGTCGTAAATTATATCCAGAATATAAAGCTAAAAGAAAAACTAATATTCGGTTAAATAGAGCGTATGATTTTGAAACGATTGAACAAGAACGCGAAAATATGATACGACAAATCAGAAGAACGATTGATTACTTAGAATACTTACCGATTACTTTACTATCAATAGACAATGTGGAAGCAGATGATATTATTGCATACGCATCCAAACAAGTTTTAACTGATAGTAAAGTAACAATAATGTCATCAGATAAAGATTTTCTTCAATTAGTTGATGACAGAATTTCAGTATGGGCTCCTACAAAGAAAAAACTATACAAACCAGAACAAGTAATGGAAGAATATGGTATTCCTTCACACAATTTATTAATGTATAGAATATTTGATGGAGATAAATCTGATAATATTAATGGTATATTTGGTTATGGGTTAAAAACCGTAATAAAAAAATTACCATTTTTACAAGAAGAAAAACAATTTTCAGTTGATGATGCTATTAAACAATCAAGTGAGTTAGAAGAACATAGAGAAATTATGGAACGAAACTTTGATTTAATGCAATTACATAATGTAGATATATCAGCATCAGCTAAAACAAAAACAATAGACAAAATTAGAGAACCAATACCTAAATTAAATAAAGAAACATTTAAGAAAATGTTTTTAGAGGATAAAATGTATTCAGCACTTCCAAATTTAGATACTTGGTTATTAACAAAATTTAAAACATTAATGGGATTTACAGATGAAAAGTGAATTAATAAAAGGTGATTCGTTAAAAGTATTAAAAAAATACGAAGATAACTCAATAGATTTATTATGCACAGACCCACCATACGGCTATTCGTTTATGGGTAGAGATTGGGATAAAACTTTACCACCAAAAGAAATATTTGAGGAGTGTTTCAGAGTATTGAAACCTGGTAGTATGGCATTCGTTATGTCAGCACCAAGAAGTGATGTTCAGTATCGTATGGCAGAAATGTTAGAAAAGGTTGGATTTAGAATTGACTACACACCAATCTATTGGACTTACGCAAGTGGGTTTCCAAAAGCGATGAATGTAGCAAAAATGGTTGATAAGAAATTAGGTGTTAAAAGTAAGGTTATTGGTGAGAGAATAAAAAAGGCTGGTGATATAACAGGTGGTAATTTCAAAAGAGATGGTTCTTATCCAGATAAAAAATTAGATATAACCACACCTACATCAGACAAAGCAAAAGAACTTGACGGAAGTTATGGTGGGTTTCAACCAAAACCAGCCGTTGAAGTTGTGATTGTCGCAATGAAACCATTAGATAAAAAAGGTTATTTAGAACAAGCACTTGATAATGGAAAAGGTGTAACTTGGTTTGATGATTGTAGAATACCATTTGACGAGGGAGATACGCCACAAGGTGGTTATGGTGATATGGATATTGGTATTGGAAAACCAGCTGAAACACAAAATTACAGAAAGAAAGACGGAAATGAAACTCGTGGTTGGAATAATAGTAGAGGATATGGTCGTGATAGTGAACCAAAAACTACCAAAAGAAAACCAAGAGAAGACGGAACGGTATTTAAAACAAGTGGATTTAAATCAGAAAATAATGATACCGCAGAAGCAAGTCCAATGGGTAGATTTCCAGCAAATCTATTAGTTAGTGATAATGTATTAGATGACGGAACTGAAAAGAAAACTAAAGTTGGTGACTATGAAAAGTATGTAGAAAAACAAAAATCATTTAAGAATGCAAAAACAATTGGAACTACCATTAAAGGTAATGAACATTTCTTGGGTGGAGATATCAAACAATTAAATCCAGCAGAAAATTACCAAAAACCAAAGAAGAAAAAAATGACAATGCCAGACCTACGAGATGTTGGTAAAAAATCAAAAGAAGCAATCGGTATTGATAAATTATCTTTTGGACAAGTAGAAAATGCAGAAAGAAAAGAATATGAAATGTGGGATATAGAAGAAACCACTAATGGTTATTCAAGATTTTTCAGTTTAGATAATTGGTTTAGTAAGAATATAAATCAATTACCAGAACCAGTCCAACAAACATTTCCATTTATGATTGTTCCAAAAGCATCTAAATCAGAAAAGAATGATGGATTAGAAAGTTTTGAAGAACAATTTAAAGCAGGAGCAGATTTTAGACCAAACCATAAAGAAAAAGCATTAAAGGGAGAAGACGGAAATCCATATGGAAGGTGGAATAAAATAAAAAACATACACCCGACCGTGAAACCATTAACTTTAATGAATTATTTAGTAACATTGGGTAGTCGTAAAGGTGATGTGGTATTGGACCCGTTTATGGGTAGTGGAACTACACCACTTGCTTGTGTTTCATTAGAACGAAAATATATTGGTATTGATAATGAACAAGACTATTATGAGATTGCAAAAGCTCGTGTTGATAAATTAGAAGCACCAATTAAAGCTTGGGAAAAGTTTATGTAATGGATATAAATAAAACATATAACGAAAATTGTTTAAATACAATGAAAAATATGTCAGATGATTTTATTGATATGACATTAACTTCACCACCTTATGATAATCTACGAGAATACAAAGGATTTAGTTTTGAGTTTGAAAAGATAGCAGATGAATTATATCGTGTAACAAAACCAGGTGGTATAGTGGTTTGGGTAATTGGAGATGCAACAATAGACGGAAGTGAAACAGGAACTTCATTTAGACAAGCATTATATTTTAAAGAGATAGGATTTAATTTACACGACACAATGATTTACAGAAAGTTAAATTATTTACCTGTTACTACAAATAGATACGAACCACAATTTGAGTATATGTTTGTGTTATCAAAAGGAAAACCAAAGACATTTAATGCATTAACAAAAACAAATACTTCCGCTGGTGGTAAAGGTGGTTATCACAGACACGATGGAGAAAATTTAGAACCATTACATACTAATGACGGAATAGTAAAAGAAGTTGGAATTAGAACAAATGTTTGGGATATTCCTTGTGGTTCAATGAACTCAAAAGATAAAGTATCATTTGAACACCCAGCAACTTTTCCAGAAAAATTAGCTAATGACCATATATTGAGTTGGAGTAATAAAGGAGATTTAGTATATGATTGTTTTATGGGTAGTGGAACAACAGCAAAAATGTGTATTGTAAATAATAGAAACTATATTGGTTCAGAAATCTCAAAAGAGTATTGTGATATCATTGATAAGAGATTAACAAATATAGAAACTAATGTAAAGAGTTGGGAAAAATTTATATGATAGGTGAAATAGAAATAAATAAAACATACAATGAAGACTGTTTAGAAACAATGAAAAGAATGCCAACACATACGGTAGACTTAACCATTACTTCACCACCATACGATAATTTAAGAGATTACAATGGATATGATTTTGATTTTGAGGAAATAGTAGATAAACTACATAGAGTAACAAAACCAGGTGGAGTTGTAGTTTGGGTGGTTGGAGATGCGACTATTGGTGGTAGTAAAACAGGAACATCATTTAAACAAGCACTTCATTTTAAAGAAGTTGGATTTGACATTTATGATGTAATAATTTATGAAAAAAGTGGAACAGGTCCACCACATAAAAATAGATACTTTAATGCATTTGAATATATGTTTGTTTTTTCAAAAGGAAAACCAAAGACAATTAACTTACTGAAAGACAAGAAAAACAAATATGGTGGAACACAAACATTTGGAGATGTAACGAGAAGAGGAAAAGACGGAAGTCTTACAAATAAAGGTAGAAAAATAATCAATGAGTTTGGTATTAGAACTAATATTTGGAGATATAATAATGGAAAAGGTTTTACTACAAAAGATGATATCGCACATCAACACCCTGCAATATTTCCAGAAAAGTTAGTTCAAGACCACATATTAAGTTGGAGTGATGAGGGAGATATTGTTTATGATTGTTTTATGGGTAGTGGAACAACAGCGAAAGTAGCAATAGAAAACAATAGAAACTACATTGGTTCAGAAATTTCAAAAGAGTATTGTGATATTATTGATAAAAGATTAATTAACATAGAAGCTAATGTAAAGAGTTGGGAAAAATTTATTTGATTTTGAAAATAAAAATGATATTTATATATGGGTAGAAAAGTAAAATATAAAACAGAAAAAGAACGAAAAGAAGCTCAATTAAAATGGCAACGAGAACATTATGAGCGAAATAAAGAAGAAATTAGGTTACAAGCTCGTAAAAGATATCGTTTGAGACAACAACGAAAGATTAAACAAGAGGTAAGAAGTAAGTTATATGGAGAATGATAAACTAACGCGTTTCGGAAATTCATTTCAGTCTAAAATTATTTCTTCACTATTAGTAAAGAAAACATTTTTACAGACTATATCAGATATTCTGAAAGAAGAATATTTTGATTCTGATGCCAATAAATGGTTGGTTAAAAATATTTTAAATTATTTTTATGAATTTAAAACAAGTCCAACATTAGAAGTATTAAAAGTAAAAATAACTGATGTTGAAGATGATGTATTAAACACATCAATAGTTGACAAGTTAAAAGATGCTTGGAATTTCAGAGAATCAACAGATTTAGATTTTGTTCAAAGTGAAACTATTAAGTTTTGTAAAAATCAAAAGTTAAAAAACGCAATCGTTGAGTCAGTAGTTCTATTAGAAAACCAAGACTATGATGAAATAAAAAAATTAGTTGATGATGCGATGAGAGCTGGTTCTGAACGAGATTTAGGACACGACTATTTAGTAAGTTTAGAAGAAAGATTATCTAAATCAGCAAGAGAAACCGTAGATAGTGGTTGGGGTGAGATAGATGAAATTATGGATGGTGGATTAGGTGGTGGTGAATTAGGTGTAATTGTAGCTCCAGCAGGTATTGGTAAGTCTTGGGCTTTACAATGTATTGGAGCAAATAATTTAAAGAAAGGTAAAACCGTAGTTCATTATTCATTAGAGTTAAATGAAAATTATGTTGGTTTGAGATACGATACTATATTTAGTGGAGTAACTACTTCTAATATAAAATATTATAAAGATGATGTCAAGAAAAAATTAGAAAAATTACCTGGAAAACTGATGATTAAGTATTATCCAACAAAAGCCGCATCAGTCCAGACATTAAGTTCACACTTAAAACAATTAGAATTACAAGAAATAAAACCCGATATAGTATTAGTTGATTATGCTGATATTTTAATGGGTGTTGGTAAAGAAAAAAGATTTGTATTAGAGTCAATTTACGAAGACTTAAGAGCTTTAGCAGGGGAATTTAATCTACCTATATGGACAGCTTCACAAGCAAATCGTTCATCATTAGAGGAAGAAGTTATTGATGCTACAAAAGTATCAGAATCTTATTCTAAAATTATGATAGCAGATTTTGTGATGAGTATGTCCAGAAAAGTAGAAGATAAAGTCAGTAAAACAGCAAGATTTCACATTATCAAGAACAGGTTTGGTGTCGATGGAATAACATTTCCTTCAAAAATGGACACAGAACTTGGTAAGATTGATATCTATAAATCCACTTCAAAACAAGGCGTTCAACAGCAAAAGAAAATGGATAACTCAGAGGAGTTTCTACGAAAAACTTTGGCAAATAAATTAAAAACGCATCAAAAAGAAGTGGACGGTTTTGAGTAATTTGATATTTAATATTGAAAGAAAAAACATTAATTTTTAAACAAGGAGTTTCAATGCAATTTCAGTTATCGGACAATTTTGTAGACAAATACAAAAGAAAAAAGCCACCTTTCGGTTTCAACGGATTAGGTGAATTAGTTTATATGAGAACCTATTCTCGTATCAAAGACAATGGGAAAAATGAGAGATGGTGGGAAACCGTAAGAAGAGTAGTCGAGGGAACATATTCAATGCAGAAGAAGTGGATAGATTCTCATCAGTTGGGTTGGAACCCGTGGCAAGCACAAAAGTCAGCACAAGAAATGTATGATAGAATTTTCAATATGAAGTTCTTACCGCCTGGTCGTGGTTTATGGGCAATGGGAACACCAATCACAGAAAAAAAGAAATTGTATGCGGCATTAAACAATTGTGCATTCGTATCAACAAAAACAATCAAAGAAGATTATGCTAAACCATTTTGTTTTTTAATGGACGCATCAATGTTAGGTGTTGGTGTTGGTTTCGATACAAAAGGTGCTGGTGAAATACTTGTTAAAGGTATAAATACTGATAGAAAAACAACTACATATAAAATACCAGATACAAGAGAAGGTTGGGTAAAATCACTTAAATTATTATTAGAAAGTTATTTTCACGGAACAAATGAAGTTAAATTTGATTATAGTTTAATCAGATTAGCAGGAGAGCCAATTAAAGGTTTTGGTGGTGTATCATCTGGTCCAGACCCGTTAGAAGAAGTTCACGAGGATATTAGAAAAGTATTAGAGAGTAATTCAGGAAAACCAATTAGTGTAACTACAATTGTAGATATTATGAATTTAATTGGTAAATGTGTGGTAGCAGGTAATGTAAGACGAACAGCAGAAATTGTGTTTGGAGACCCACATAGTGAAGAATATTTAGATTTAAAGAATTATAAAGTTAATAAACATAGAGAAACTTATGGTTGGACATCAAACAATTCAGTATTTGCAGAACTTGGTATGGATTATACAGAAGTATCAAAGAGAATTGTAGATAATGGAGAACCTGGTTTCGCGTGGTTAGAAAATATGAGACATTATTCTCGTATGAAAAATGGTGGAGATGATAAAGACCATAGAGTAATGGGTGGTAATCCTTGTTTGGAACAATCATTAGAATCATATGAGTTATGTTGTTTAGTAGAAACATTTCCAGACAATCACGATGATTTAGAAGATTACAAAAGAACATTGAAGTATGCATATCTATACGCAAAAACCGTAACACTCGGTAGAACACATTGGTCAGACACCAATAGAGTGATGTTGAGAAACAGAAGAATTGGTTGTAGTGTTAGTGGTGTTGCACAATTTATAACTAATCGTGGACTAAAAGAGTTCAGAGATTGGTTAGAGGGTGGATATGATACCATACAAGATTGGGATAAGATATACTCAGATTGGTTTGCAATACCAAGAAGTATCAAGACCACATCAGTAAAACCAAGTGGTACGGTATCTTTATTGGCAGGAGCGACACCAGGTTTACATTATCCTGAATCAAGATTTTACACAAGACGAATTAGACTATCGGTCAATTCGGAATTAGTAGAGCCCCTAAAAAAAGCAGGTTACAAAATAGAGCCAGCATTTGGTTCTGAAGACTCAACATTAGTTGTTGAGGTGCCAGTAGATGTCGGAGAGGGAATAAGAACCGCTAGTGAATTATCCATATGGGAACAATTCTCATTAGCGGCATTCCTACAAAGACATTGGGCAGACAATCAGGTCAGTTGTACTGTGACATTCGACCCGGAAAAAGAAGGAGATGAAATTCCATTTGTATTAAATTACTTCCAATACCACCTTAAAGGAATATCGTTGTTACCAAGACACGATTATGGAGCATACCCACAAATGCCTTACGAAGCTATTGAAGAAAAGGAATACAATAAACAAGTTAAAAAATTAGGTAAACTAACATTTGGAGTAATCCACAATGAAGAAGCAGAAGTAGATAAGTTCTGCAACAACGATAGTTGTGAAATACCTGGAGAAGAGTTAACAAGTGAGAATTAATTTTCTTAACTGGCAGACGACACACCAGTATAAAAACGTGTCATCACAGTAACAAACAAGGAGAAACGATTATGAATATTCGTAATCTTATAGTATTGTTTATGGTATCCACAGGATTGTTCGCACAATCAGTAATGGGAACCGTATTCGATGCTAACTCAAGACCACTTGAAGGCGCTAATGTCGTTCTTGTAGGTACAGATTTGGGTGACACCGCAAATGATAGTGGTGCTTACGCAATGATAGATGTACCAGCTGGAACATATGACTTGAAAGCATCTTTCATAGGTTATTCACCGATAACTAAATCAATTGTTGTTGGTGAGGAAGATGTAATGACACACTTCATCTTAGAAGTAAGTGTTGTTGCATTGTCAGATGTTGAAGTATTAGCTTCAAGAGCATCTGATAAAACACCAGTTGCTTACACTAATGTAACAAAAGAAGAAATGGAAGTAAGACTTGGTAGCCAAGACATTCCGATGATTTTAAATACTACACCAAGTGTATATGCAACTCAACAAGGTGGTGGTGCGGGTGATGCTCGTATCAACATTCGTGGTTTTAATCAACGAAACATCGCAGTAATGATAAACGGAGTTCCACAAAACGATATGGAAAATGGTTGGGTTTACTGGTCTAATTGGGACGGAGTTGGAGATTCAGCAGCCGACATCCAAGTTCAAAGAGGACTATCAGCAGTAAATCTTGCTACGCCATCAATTGGTGGAACAATGAACATTATTACCGACCCAACATCTTTTGAAAAAGGTGGAAAGTTCAAACAAGAAGCAGGTGAGGGTGGTTTTCTAAAGACTACTTTTAACTACAATACTGGTCTTATGATGAATGACAAGTTAGCTTTAAGTGGAACAATTGTTCGTAAAACAGGTGATGGTATTATTGACGGAACTTGGACAGACGCTTGGGCATATTACTTGGGAGCAAGTTATGCAGTAAGT